ATTGATCAGGTGGACGCCCGCAGGAACCGTCCATGTCGTCGAAGCTGTGAACGTGACAATATTGCGGCCGGCCGACGCCCGCGCGAACACGCTGGGGCCGACCACGGTAAGAAGATGAAAGCCGGAGCCGTTGAACGCCACCCCAAAAATGGCGTTGGCCGGCAAATCTCCCGCAACGAGGGCCGAACCGTCAGGCCATGTAAATCCCGACGTGTTGAGCGTCACCGGGCCGGTATTTGCCGCCGCGCCCTTCTGGATCCAGATGCGCTCGCCATAGGTGAAGCCATAGGCGCCATCGGACGGCGTCGGCGTGAAGGTCGCGACGACGGCATTGGCCGTGCCTGTGTCTTGAGCGAAGTTAAACGTGCCGCGTTGGATCGCCTTAACGAGCTGCGTCATATCGCTGTTCGTCGGCGTCTGGCCCGATGCCACGATAGCCGCGACAATCTCGCGCTGGGGCTGCTCAAGCGCCTCGGCCGGGGGGATAGACCCCTGAATTCCAGAGGCCGGGTTGGCGTTGACATAAGACGCATTTATGTCCGCCTGATCATAGGGCTTTTGGTATTTCATCGGGGTCCCATCATCCTATGAGGGGTGAAGCGGTGGAATAATCGAAGACGACTTCGGTATGGGCCGGAGACCATCGGCGGATCACGCATTCGAGGTCCGTCGCCAGAGCGATGCGGCAAAGCGGATCGACGCTGACCTGAGATTGCCCGGCCCTGAACCATCGAATACGGATTCCGCTGACCATGATGCGCCAGACGAACCGCATCTCGACGGGACCGATTTCCCACCGATATTGCTCACCAGACGTCCCGGTCGGCCGCGTATCGCCGCAGCGCGACAGGCCGCACATGAACGGCGAATATTCTCGGATCGATATTGCGTATCCAAGAGCCATCGCGATGGAATAGAAAAAATCGAGCGACTGACCGCCCTCGCAAGTCATGCGGTTGATCAGCGCGGCGCGGCGGTCGGCGATCGTCAACGGCTCCGCGACGCATGGATCCGGAAGGCCGAACGCCCGTTCCCAATCTTCGAGAAGTTCAATCGTCGCGCGCGGGTCGGATTCTCGGACGAGGAGATCGCCGGCGCGCCCGTCGACGTCTCCAAAGATCGCCGCAAGGCCACGGATCGTACGCTGGAAAACGCTTTCCTCGTCTGTCGGCCACGCAGGCCCAGTCGGAAATAGAGCCGCGAAAGCGTCGCCATATTCATCGCCGCCCCTGCGAACATAGCCACTTGGACGGGAGCTATAGTTGGCGTCGCCAATGACGCTGACGCCGATGATGAAATCACCGATTCCGTCAGCCATATGTCACGGTCCCAAGCGTCGCCAGCGCGCCCTTCGACGGCATGACATGATCAGCCATCGTGAGATCAAAAAATTCGACGCCGGCCGCCTGCATGATCGCTTCACTGACCCATGCCGCATAGATCGTTTGCGCATCCTGAGCGACGCCATTGATGGCGAAGGCCGGGGCCGCCTTATCCGCGAGCATCGCGGCGACGGAAAGAGCGATATTTGCCCTAGTCGACGCGTCGTCAGAGAACAGCCCCGAGATCGTGAAAGAGATCGGCTCGGGAATCGGAGCCTCGACGAAGAAGTCTTTCACGGCAACGGGCCGCTTCATGTCGAGATAGGCCTTCACTGACGCGATATCGCCAGAATTCGGGAACCCGCCGGACCCGGCCCGCAGATCGTCCATCATGAAGCGGACTGTGACGGTTCCGACGCCCATTTCGCGGGGTGAGCACCAGGCTCGGGTGACGCCGGGGACTTCCTTCGCCCACGCGACGTAATCGTCGGCGTCGCCCCCCATCGGGGGCTTCCGGATGCGTTCGAGAACGCGACCGCGCATCTCTTCCGTCGTCTCTTGGTCGACGCCACCATCGAGAGAAACGACCACCGCCGCACTGTCGACGCCGGAAATCGCGACCACGAGGCTTAAAACATCGCCAGTGGTGCGGTTGCCATCCGTCCCGGCTTGCAGGGCATGGATCTGGCACGACGTAGCGCCCACTCCGATCGTGATCGCCCCGAGCGTCTCATAGAGAATGCCGCCATAGGAAAGCTGCGTCGCAATCGGCACGACAGTTCCTATCGTCCCGGTGAATGTCGCCGCCCCCTCCGCGAATGTCCCCGCCTTCGGGCCTCCAAGCCAAATATTGGCATGGCGGACAAGCCACTCGGCTTCGGCCGTATCCGGGAGCATCTGTTTCGAGAGCCAGCGGATGAAATCCAGCACCCCGGACGCAAGCCCAGCCTGATTGTCGGAAATCACGCGAAGTGGAGAGTTCGGGATATTGGCGTCGGCGCCGGGGAGGCGCGCGGCGACGTAATCGCGAACCTGCTTGCGCAGATCGGCGAGGCTAGGGACGTTCCATGCCATAGGGGTCAGGTTCCGATCTGGGACCAGAGATCAGCAAAGCGAAGCTCAATCGCATCCTTGGGGCCGCGGTAGAGCCGAACCAGCGCATCGATCCGGTTCGCGCCGTTGCGCTCGACCTTCACATAGATTCTGGATGCAATTTTTCTGGTGATGAAGGGCTGAAGAGCTTCTCGAATCATGGTCTCGATCTTGCCAACCGTCGCTCCGCCTTTCGCGACCTGGTCGGCGATCTTCGCCCGATTAAGTATCCAGAGCCGAGAACCGATCGGCCATCCGTCCCAGATTTCAAGGGCGTCGAGATCGCCCCACCAACCGCGCCGGTCGTCATCATCCGGATCAGGCAGTTCATCGGAATCGTTCGCCCTCGCGTCAGTTCCGAGCGCGACAATGACGCCCGTCGCCAACTGATCGGCTGTATCCAGCTGACGATAGGGAGAAATGAGCCAGTCGAGCGTAATGCCGAAGTCAGCCTTAGTCTGGACGACGCGAATATCGCTCATAGGGCAAAAACCTTCGTGGCGATGCTATCATCCTCGAGCTTCACCCGCTTGGTTGCGCCGGCGCCGCCCAGAAGCACCTTGTCCGGCATGACGACGACGCTCGTTCCGCCGACGGTGAAAGTGATTTTCGTTCCCGACGATACGACGATGCCGCCCGCCGAAAGCAGCACCTTCTGATCTCCGGAATCGTGCAGGCAGACTTCGCCTTCCGCGAGATTTTTAGGCCTTGAACGCCGATCCGCGATGGCGATCACGACCGGATGCGAGCGTGAGCCGCCGACATAGGCGACTAGGGCTTCCGCGTGCTTGTCGTCGGTTGGGGCCTTGGGGCGCGTGGAAAGTCCGTAGCCCTGCCAATGCTCGACGCCGGTATGAGCCTCGCCTTTCGAGACCTCGATATCGACTTCCTGCATCAGTTTCGCGTCGTCGCTTTTCGTTAGAACCGCGCGCGAAACCGACAGATAGATGCGGCGAGCTGTAGTCCTCAGATTCTCACGCATCGGGTTTAGCCCCTTCATTGCCGGGCGAAAACAGATCCGGTGCGCCGCCACCTGGGCCTTGCGGGAATTTTGTCCCCAGCGCCTGCGGCAAGACGAGATCAAGCGTCGTTGTCGTTCCGCGAACTGCGTCCTGGGCATAGGTGACGCATTGAACTGCGAGGCGCTGCGACCCACTGGAGTTCGGGAAAAGAGACGGGCTTTTCACGGAAAGGATTTCACCTTCCTTCCAGAGCGATTTCCCGCCCGGCTTCAGCCAGCCTTGAACGACGATCGAACATTGAACCGCCGTTCCGATGCGTTGCGCCTGCTCCCGGTCGACGCGGTCTTTCAGGTCCTCTTTCGTCGATGGCTCCTCGGAAATGAGGATCATCGGACGATATCGCTTCATCGTCGGGTTTTCCGCCGTCGCGGAGATCTGCGAAGCGCCCTTCCCCCAGACGCTGTCCGAGCCCTTATCCTGGGCGTGGCCCTTGATAACGGAGAAAACGGCGTCGTCGCGCATCATCGCGCGCGCCTCGAAGATATTTCTTCCCTCTTCCAGCGTCGCCGCCGGCGCCGCCGTACTCTTGACCGATCCGCCGACGAGATTTCCATGCTCGTCGTCGGTCACGAAGACACCGCGGAGCCTGGCGAGCCGCTCGATGAATTCGAATGCGGTCTCGCCATGGAAGACTTGAACAGATTTGAACGGCTTCGAGGCTCCGTCCGGCATATTGCGCCAGGAGAACTTTAGGCCGAACGGCTTCAAGGCTGATTTTGTGATCTGTTCGAAGGAATAATTCTTGAACTGACCGGGCTTGATATCGGCCGAGCAGTCGACCAGATCGCATGTCTTGGAGCGTCCCTGAACCTGGACGCCGTGCAGCTGTGACGACAGTACGGCCTGGCGGATTTCGATAAATCCATCGATCACTTTTACGCCGGCGAGTTTGATCTGAACGGCGTCACCCGGCTTTAATTTGATCGACGAGAACCCCGTCGCCTTTCCGCTCAGTTCCGCGACAGTCAGCGTGAAGGCGCTCGCAAACCCGCCGTACTCGCGCTGAACCATGACACTGGTCCAGTCGCGGTAATTCTTGCCGCCGGCGGCGACTTCGCAGACCTCGGTTGCTTTGGGCATGGATCAGCGCGAAAGAGCGCGGCCCGAAACGGGCATGAACAAGGGATTGGGCGCCGAATTTTCAGCCACCAGCTCGTCAGCGCGCTCGGCGTCGCCATAGAGACGATTGGCAAGGGCTAGCGCCGGCCGCGAGCAAACCGTCGAATAATGCACGATTTCTGGCAATTTTCGGCCCCGCTCCGTTAAATCGCGGATCACCGCGCCATAGAGCGCCCCGAGCGTTTGCATCGCGTCGCTCTGATGGTGATCGGCAGCGTAATCGATGGCCGGCTCGAAGGCCGCCTTCATCCTCGAAATCAAGATATCGACCTGGCTGCGGCTCGTGACGGTGAGATCAGCCATGGCTTTGCATTCCGCCGAGAGCGCGAGACGGAGCGCTAAGACGGCGACAACCTCCGTGAGCTGATAGGCCGGCGCGGCGGCCTCAATCATGGTCCGGACCCGGCCGAACCCGTCGGCATCAACGCCGGCGTCATAGGCGGCGTCGAAACAGGCCTTTAAAGGCGCGCCGATGGCAAAGGAGCGGATCGCCGTTTCCGCATTGGCGGAGAGATCGCCGCAGGTCCACCGGAATGTGGCGCCGTCAGCCGTGGTGGCGTCAAACGGCTGCGCGAGAAGCGTCGCAATGACCTTTTGCAGGAAAGCGGCGGCCTCGGAAGAGACTGATTTCCTCATACGGAGACCCCAGCATCGCCGGCGCTTTTGGCCTGCTCATCGGCCGACGAAGCGGCCGAAGCGCTCGTCTTCTCGGCCTTGTCCTTCAGGGCTCCGCTTGTGTCATCGGTTACGCCTGTATCTGGCGCCTCGCCCGCCTCGACGAACTGCATCGAAACCTCGGAAAAGCCGCCGCGCTGGCGCGATTCGGAGACCGAATAGGTATCGACTGAAACGTCGAATTCCCCGAAGAGATAATGGACGAGCTGGCCGGAGCCCTCTTGTTCCAAGGCGTCGATCAGATCATCGCGGCCCGCGTCATAATCCGGGCCAAGCAGATAGCCGGTCACGCCGAATTTCCGCGCGCGCCGGCCCATGTCCTCGGCGTAGGGTTTATCGCGCTTCGGGAATTCGAACAGCGATTGACGGCGCCCGCCGCCACGCGCGGCGTCATCGATCTTGAATTCGACACCACGGAAGGATGCCGGGCGCATCAGGCGATAACGCCAGGGAGATATTGCCATTTACGGCCCCTCAAAAAGCCGATCGGGAGCGGCCCCTGCCTTGTCGAATCCGATCTTTCCGACCATGATGCCCTAGAAGGGGAAGCCCCTCACTTAAGGAGATATGCAAGTGCGTATTTTGTTTTTATGTATTCTTTTCATGCTATCGGAAGCGTCTTTTGCATCTGATGAAAAAGACGCAGCAATATACATATTATCGTATGCTACAGTAGCAGCAAATTCATGTAAGTCTTATACTCTAAATGAATATGCCTTTGGGAGATTTATGGCTAGCGAAGGAATATCACCGTCGTCTCTTGATGGAGAAAACAAGCTGGCTGTCAGGAGAACTCTAGAATCGAGTTTTAAGCTTTATATAGAGAACCCTGTCGGCTTCTGCGACACTGCTTACCTATTGTTAGGTTCACCAGGATACATATCTCCCGGGGTTCTTGAAAAACGATAAGCTAAACATCCTCTCCCGCATCCGGCATCTGCCGCCCGCGGTTCAACGTCACGTCCTTGAACATGCCGCTAGTCTCGGTTGAAAACCGCGATCCCTTCGGGAACCCGTTCAGGTCGATCTGAACCTTGGCGTCTCCCTTGATCGTTTGGGCTCCGGCGCTGCGAAGCATCAGGCTGTCGCCCATGCGCGATAGCGGATTGTCGGGGCGGCCCGGGGCTTCCGTGCGCGATAGCGGATTGTCGGGGCGGCCCGGGGCTTCCGTGCGCGATAGCGGATTGTCGGGGCGGCCCGGGGCTTCCGTGCGCGATAGCGGATTGTCGGGGCGGCCCGGGGCTTCCGTGCGCGATAGCGGATTGTCGGGGCGGCCCCCTTGGCTATCCCTGAACTGGCGGTCCATCCCGGCCCCCATCGCAGATCGCGCGCGCGCCATCTGGTCGGGGTGGATTTTCAGCCCTTCCCATGCGCCAAGGCCCTGCTTGCGGGCAATCCATGACGCCATACGGCGCTGGTTCTCGCGGGAGAATATTTCGTCGCCCGTAATACCCAACGCCGCCATTGCGGCGCGCTGTGTCGTATTAACGATCTGGAAGGCGCCCTTCGCCGATGAATTCGTTCTCCGGCCAATATCCGTCTCTTTCCGGATATGATCGCCCCACGCCAAGACCTCATCCATCGTCATTTCGGTCAAAGGTTTCGGCGGCTTCAGGTAACCGAGCGACGTATTATACGGGTCGCGACCGCCCTTTCCGGTGCCCTCGCTCTTGATGATAGCATCGAAAAAAGCGTTCGGATCGTTGTAGACTGCGCCGGCGTCGGCCCCGCCTCGCGCGCCTCCCGGCCCGCTCAGTCTCGGAAGCCTTGGCGACGCCTCGGCCCCGCCCCCTGACTGCATGCGAGGAAGCCCAAAACCTCCCCCGCCGCCGAGCGAGGCGTTCCAGATCCGCGCCCCACCGCCGAGGCCAGAGGCATCAAACGATTGCTGCTGAATCGTCGGCGCGGCTTCCTTGAGGCCATCCTTGATCGCATCTTTCATCGCCTTTTCAAGGCGGCGAAGATCCTCATCAAGAAACTGGCGGCGACGCTCCCGTGCCTCAAGTTGTTTCGGGGTTAGATCTCCCCTGCGGGAATTAGTCTCGGCGTCAAACTCCTGCAACCGCTTCCGGGCCTCATCGATTTTCGGCGTGTAAAACTCCCGGTTCGCCTTGGCAAGTTCATCCGGAGATAGTTTTTTGACCGGGTTCACGCTCCGCTCATAGAACCAGGAGAGGCCGTCTTTCAGCTCCTTGATAAAGCCGATCAGGTCTTTCGTCGTCGACGACAGTTCCTTCGCGAAATCATTCACGAACGCCTTTAATTCCGGCTTCGCAACCTCGGCCCTAAGCTCCTCCAGTTCCTTGTTCAGTCCAGGCAGAAGCTCCGCGCCGAACTCATCACGGATCCCACGAAGCGTGTCGCCGAGTGATTTCAGCGACCGTTCGAATTTCTCGGCTGCGTCCTCAGCCCCGGCCGGCAGTTTTCCGATGGATTTCTGAACGTCGGCAAGCTGCTCCTGGAGCTTCGCAAAGCCTTCTGCTCCGAATCTGCCGAAAACGCCGGAGCCGAAAAGCTTTTCGGAAAAAACCTGCCGCTCGTGCGGATCCTTGATCTTGGCGAGATAGCCGAGCGCGCGGCCGACGGCCTCCTCGATCGACTTCGATCCGACAAGTTGCTCTGCGAACTGCGGCGCCGTCGCATGCAGCCAGCCATAGGTCTCGCCGTAGCGCCGGCGAATATTGTAAAGTTCGGCCGAGAACGCCTGGACGCCAGATTTGACACTGTCCGGAGCGATCTGGAATCGGTCGCCAAGCGCCTCGAGCTCGCGCAGGCGCTGTGTCGACAGCCCCGTCTCACGCGAAAAGGCCTTCAGTTCTGACGTCGCCGACGTCATTCCCTTGATCGAAGCGACTACGGCCGCGATCGCGCCGGCGGCGGTGAGGGACGATACGCCCAACGCGCCCACGGCGGCGCCAAAGCCGCCGCGAATAGCCTGCGCCGCCTCATTGGCGGCCTTCGAGACGCCGGCAAACTGCTCGCGCATCTCGCGCGCCGCCGGCGGCTGCTTGACCTCACGAAGGGCCTTCTGGAGGTCGCGAAGAGGCTTCGAAAACTTGTCGACGACCTCGGCCGTCATCCTCAGCTGTTCGTCAGCCATTTTCCTGCTCTCTCCGAGCCTCTTCCATGCGGTCCATCACGATATGGGTTCGCTGAAGCAGATAGCTCAGGCCGTTGCTTGGAATATCCATGAAGCGCATGGGGTCTGTATGGAAGAGAAGTCCCAGCTGGATGGAGACGTCTACGACCTGGTCGAGACCCCCGGAATGAAAAAAGGCACAAGCTTCCAGGAGAGCGCCATGAAGTCCTGCGGATCCATTCGCTCGACCGATGATGTCGGGATCCCGGCCAGATGCGAAATCATCCGCCCCATCACGGGCGGATTGATCTGGATCGTATTCTCCGGGGATTCGTCAAACGGATTGAACGTCACCGGATTTCCGACCCGCATGATATCGCCGCCAGACGGCGCCCGGCAGCAAACCTCAGTGATCTGCTTGCCATGAGCCGGGATCGGGTTCGAAAGGATCTGGATGACCGCGGCGTCGGTCGACGAATCATCCTCAGCCGTCGTATTTCTGGCCATGCCTTAGCCTCACGACAGTTCGTTGCAGGCCATGCCCTCGAACCGGACCCGCACGATGCCGTCATGCGTGTTCAATTCGAATGCCGATTTCGTCCACGCCTCGGAAAGCACATAGGTCTTTCCGTTCGCCAGTTCCGCAGTCACCGTCGCATCCGTGATGTCATCAAGATCCTCGATCGAGACTTCCGGTGTGAGCGAGACATCCCCCTCGATAAAGGGAACGCGCGGGAGCTCGGAATAGCCATGGACCCCGTCTTGCCCGGCGATGCCGGCGCGTTCGAGCTTCGACGGCGACACGGTGAAGTTTCCCCGCAAGGGAAGCTGCGAGCCGTCCACTTTGACATAGGCGATGCCAGCAAAACGCTGAGCCATGATGATTGCTCCTGAAAATGGAAAAGCCGCCCTGCAGCGGCTTTAGGTGAATGGTCAGCTGGGCGCGTTACGCGGCGACGCCGCGGTCGTATTGTAGCCTGAAGCTCGCGAGCACGCTGAAGATGCGCAGCTGGTTGATCAGGTCCGGCGGATAGAGCACCGAGACGCGGTTCGGATTGTCGGGGTCGCGCTGAACCAGGAGATTGTTCTTGAACTGCTTGGCGTTCTCGACCAGGCCGGCATATTCGTCCTGGGCATATTCCGCGACGAGTTCCGCCTTGATGATCTTCGGCGTCACAATCGCCTGACCGGGGCCGAAGCGGGTCCCATCGTCCGCCAGTTTATGGCGCGGGAACTTGTTCGTGATCGCCTGGCGCTGGCGCTCGAACAGGCTCGAAAGCGTATAGAGCGTCGTCACCAGCTCGTAGGCGTCGTCCAGCGACCCGTAGACGTTTTTCTGGTAGCAAGTCGACTCCCGCAGGATCATCATCTTGCCATTTGGCGAGACGGTCTGCGTCGCATATCCGACCGAGGTCAGAGAATTGATCTGGGTCTTGCTGAACCTGGATCCGCGCGGCGCGACCATGATGTCGTCGAACTCCAGCGTCTGAAGAGGACGCGCCGGATCGTTGGTCAGAGCCCGCGATGCCTTCGCAGCATAGGCGGCCGCAACCTCCCATGTGGGAGCCGGCGTGAGTGGCTCGATTTCCTTCATCGTGATGGTCGGATAGTTCCGGGTCGGGCCCGACGTCATCAGCGCCGAATAGGTTCCACGGATCGCAGAATAGACCGCGCCATAGAGCTGGCGCATCCATCCCCAGCGGCCCGTATCGCCGAAGCCATATTCCGTGGCCCACAGATCGAGGCTGGTCGTGTCCGTGAAAGGCATGACGACATATTTGTAATCGTCGTCGCCAAGGTTCGCGATCAGCGTCGTCATATCGGGGGCGCCCACGCCTCCGGACATAGCCGCATACGTGAACGCGAGGCCAGTCGGGATAGCCTCTCCACCGGCAAGGCCGAGCAGCGAATCCTGCAACAGGATTTCGTTTCCGGTCGTTCCCTTCCATCGGCAGGTGAGATTGACCGCGGTCGATACCGCGACGGCGGTGACCGGAAGCGTTGTCTTGGCATTAATCGCGGCGGCGACTTTCGTCGCGAATGATGCGGCCGTATCGGTCGAGAGCGCGGAGACTTCGACATTCTGACCAGCGATGTAATAATCGACGATGCCGGGCGCCGTCGGCGCGCTCGTGATCGTGATCGATCCGGTCGCGGCCGTCCCGCCGCTCGGTTCCGCAAGCGGCGCGATAAAGAGCGTCTGGACTGCGTTATTCTTGAGGAATTTCGCCACCATACGCTCGAGCATGGATCCTTCGCCGGCATAGGCCTTGACCTCGGCAAGAGAGCCGACCGCAATCGGCACGTTCGCCGGCGCCGTCCCGGCGGTCAGTTTCTGGCCGACGACAAGCACGGACGCCTTGTTGACTGGAAGCCCGGCCTGCGAACTGTCGACCTCGACCCAATGGAGCGGAAGGTTCCAGTTATCGGGGAAATTATTGAAGCTGATGCCGCCCACCATGGCGATCTCCTCTTAAGGTTCCGCGTGGCGCGCGGCTCAGGGTTAGACTTCGTCCGTCTCGTCGGAAAGCTTCTGCTCTTCCGTTCCGACCGTGTTCAGGGCTTCGCTCTCCGGCGCGGCTTCGTCCTTTTCGACGCGTTCGATCGCCCCCTCCTGGATCAGCCGGAAGGTAAATTGGTCCGCCGTCCAAGCCGACCAATTGCCGTTCTCGTCGGCCTCGGCGAGAATTTTTCCGTCGATCGGGTGCGACGGCAAAAACCCCTCGATGAGGGGCTTGACCTGGAATCGAGCCATGGAGGCGTGTCCTATTGTTGCTGGTTGATCACGACTGTGACCGGCGCGACCGAGGGATCGTTCGCGTCGTGGCTGGGCGTCTTAGGCCGCGCCTTGATCGTGACGCCTTCAAACGGCGTCGGGATGATCGGCGGATAGTCGACGCGCGTCACAAACGTCATTTCGAGGCGCAATTCGGCGAAATAGGTCTCGCCGTCCTTGCCGCCTTGCGGATACAGACGGCGGCGGTTCATCCGGGAAACGCCTTCGAACATGGCGCCTGGCCCGAATTTAACGAAAGTGGGGTCCTGAAGGAGACCGGATTCGATCCGGTCGACGTCCTGGTCGATCTCGCCCGAGAGTGTCCTGGGGTCGTCGAACCCACGAATGACGGAAACAGCGATCGTGGTCTCGGAAACGAAGCGCGGTTCGCCCGCATTATCGTCACCGTCGGGCGTCAAATTCTCGCCAGCGATGAAGACCGCCGCCATCGGCAAATCGTCGGGCTGGATCTGTGGAATCTGGGCCTTGCGGATTTTGTTGAAATTCAGGGCAAGCGCGGGCAGACGGTCGAAGATCGCGTCCCGGATCAGCGTCGCTTCGCTGCTCATGGCGCATTGACCCGCTTCAAAGTGAGGATCGATCCGCCCTGACCATCATCGTCGGTATCGTCGATGAGGAACCATCCCTTTTCGGGAAGGCTCCCAAACGCCGGGATGAAGAGCCTGAAACCTGGGTCAATTTCGCTTTGCGCAGCAAGACGAATGCCAAGCGTAATTGCGGTCGAGGACAGGATTGCCCCATCCTCAGCCTGGACGTCCATTGGTTGTTCCGAATAGACGCCGCGTATCGGAAAACTCGGCGCGCTCGGTCCATTTTCATCCTGCGGATAGACATCAACCGGTCTCCCGAAGATATTCATCGCGGGACGCAGGACAAGCGCGTCGAAATCAATCATGACGCCGCTCAGAACGACGGATTGAGGCGGACGCGCCCAGTCGAAGACGGGTTCGCCGCCACAGCAACCGCAACGCCAGCCGCCGTATTGCCGGCCGAGGCCGTGGTGAACACCTTATTGGTGTTGTCCCAATAGAGCTTGACGCCGAACGTCCAAGCCTCCGCAGAGTTCTTGGCATAATCGAGAACGCCGCCGGTGCGAACCGGGATAACATCGCCCGAAACGCCGCTGCGGGTGCATGCGCCGAAAAGAGATCCGCGGAGGATCACGTCGCCGCTGGAGACCGTCGCATCCGAGGTCCAGTCGACAAGTTCCCCGCTCATAACGAAGTTTTTCATGGGGGTATCTCACTGAGAAGAAGAGGGAAAGGCGGCCTAAAAAGGCCGCCAGAATATCACGCCGATTAGTTCGGGTTTTTCCAGAGGCCGCGCCAGTCGATGACCTTGGCTCCAACATCCAAGCGGACCTTGACCTCGATGCCGTCGACATCGAAGCCCATGCGCGTTTCGGTGTAGACGCCTTGGGCGCCATCGAGATAAGCCAGTTCGACGATATCGATCTGGCCTGGATCGGCCGCAAGGAACCAGTTCGAACCCGAAACCACATCGAGACGCGGGTCGGAGACGACTTGGAGCCGACGCAGCGCCTCCGGAACGGTATCCGTATTTTTCGTCGGGAAAATCTGGCCGACGAACTGTTCCGCCACGGTGAGAAGCGCCGCCGGAACGACCAGATAGGCCGGGACGATGTTGAGCAGGGTCGAACCGTCAAGATCGGTCTGCTTCGACATCGCCATGCGGCCGGCGGCGACGGCGGCGGTCGCCAGCGCGGCGGCCGTGCCGAGGTTCGCATGGTTGGCATGGAACAGGGCGACGCCGTCCGCCATATTCGGGTTGCCGGTGATCTGCGCCCAGACGAGATCGCTTTCCAGATTGGCGGCCTGAACGCCGAACGCGCGCGGAATGCGCGTGAAGGCGGAAAGGTCGTCGTTGACGAGCACCTGCCGAGTGATCGCCACGATCTTTCCGTAGGTCTGGACGGAATATTTCTCGGCGGAATCGCCGACCGATCCGCGCTTGAACTCGCCATGCTCATTGACCGCCTCCAACTTGGGAGCGGCGCCAAGCTGGACGCGCGAGACCTGCTTGAAGTCTGGGACGGTCGTTTCGCGGATCAGGGGGCGGAAGGTCTGCGGCGCGGCGTCATAGCCCTGACGCAAGGTCTTGTTCGCGACGTTGGCGAGGACGTTCGGGAAGTCGCTCGTGGTCATCATGCCGCCGGAACGCTGTTCCAGCGCCAAAGAGGCGATTTCCATCTTCGACATGCCGCGCGTACGGACGCCACGGGCGTCGAGGAAGTCGCGCGCTAGTTCGAGCAGCGTCAGCCCGCGGAAATCGCGACCATGATCGGTCAGCACGAAGGCCTTGGGATCATGGCGATGCAGCAGCGCGTTTTCGATGGCGGTCGCGCGCTTTTCATGCTCGCTCTCGCCGATGACGCGGACATGCGACGTCGACTGGGGCAGCTTCTCCTGTTCGGCGAACATCTTGTCGAACAGGGCGACGCGGAATTCTTCGACGGACGTGCCAAGCCGAACATGCTCGTCGCCGAAATCGCGATGGCCAGCCCGGACGGCAAGGTCTGCGATGGTCGCGTTGCGTCCGCGCTCCTGCTCGATGATCGCCTTGGTGTCGGCCGCCGAGGGGGGCGTCGGCGCCGCAGCACGGGTGTCCGGCGCGGCGCGCTCGGCGCCGGGTTCAATATTGGTCTGAGTCCCGCCGGTTTCCGCGGCGGCAGCGGCGTTGGCCTTGGCCATTTCCGTTTCCTTCTGAATTACCGCAGTTGCGGCGGAAGCATCGTCCCGGACCATGATGCAGTCAAACAGCTCAGGCGCATTACGGCTCGCGCCGTCCGACCGCACCTGTGCGCCGGGATCCGCTGGAATCGGAACAGCGGACAATTCGAGCGGCTCCCAATCGACGACGTCCCACACCGGAACGTCGCCGTCCTGTCCATCGGTCTTGACGACCTTATGGATGCGGTAGCCGACGGAGATATTGCAGATGATGCCTTCCTTGATCTTCTGAATGACGGAAGCATCATCCGGAGACGATGAGAGGCGAATGGTCGCCACGCCGGCGCCGTTTGCGATCTTTGCCGAGCCCGGAACGACGGACCCGATGACGCCATCGAGATCATAGGCATCATGGGTATCGAGAAACGGAGCCCCGGCATTGAGCCGTTCGAGACGAACGCAATTCGGGTCCATCGAGAGTTGTTCGTCGTATGGGCCGTCCATCCATGAATTGCGGCGGACCTTAGCCCCCGTCGACCACACGACATCGATCGTGTTGCTGGTCTCGCTGTAGCTTTCCGCGCGCACATGCGCGACCAGGCCAAAGCGGGGCAGGCTGATATGTTTGGTCATGTCGTGAGGTCCCTAATTCGGCTGGGTGAGCGATGCCGGATGCCCGCCCGTCGATTCTTGGTCTTTCTGCTGGACGCCCTTGACCGATGTGCGGCGAGGGTCGCTGTCGAGCGTGATCCCGAGATCATCCATGCGGGCGTTCCACGCTGCGATCTCATCGAGCACGTCGTCCGGATTGCGCCCATGCTCGGCGACTATTTCCTGCCAAGTGCGCGTGCCGTTACGCAGGGCGATCTGCTCGGCCTGCGCATCGTCGACCGGCGAAACAAAATCGAACTTCGGCGGCGCCCATTCGACAGGAACGATGGGGCTATCGATCTCCCCGGCAAGATAGGCCGCTTCGCAGAACCATGCCCATATCGGCTCAAGGAACATCGGAATGAAGATGTGCCATTGCACGGTTTTGACGAATCGCCGGAACTCGACGAGGCCGGCGCGGATCGATGAAAAATTGACCTGGCTGAGATCTCCGGAGATCAATTCGTAGGGGATACGATAGCCGGCGGAGATGGTCCGCAGCATCGCCTGCTTGTATTCGGCATAGCCGCCGATCGTCGCCGGGGCATTGAACCGAACATCCTTGCCGCCTCTGGCGTAAGCGATCAGGCCAGGCTCGAATTTCTCGATCACATTGCCGTCGGCGTCGACGACGCGGGGGGCGATTCCCTCTTCGTCATCATCATTGCCGGTGACGATCGCAACGGTGGAGGCCTCGATCTTCTTTCGAACGATCTCGGCTTCTTCGTAATCAGAAAGGTCACGCATCGAGAGAATCGATGGTGCGCCCCATGGCACGCCGCGCACCTGCGTCCGCTGCTTTTCATAGCAGTGAAGAATTTCAGACGCCGGGATCGCCTTGCTGACGAAACTCGCGCGGGGATCCGCAAAATTATTGCCTGGATGGTAGGGGAACATCCAATAAGACGCCCTCCGCCCGATCTGGTCGAACTCGACGCCTTGGATAATCATGTTCTGGTTCGGTGACCCGTTCACCGGCCCGTTGCGAGACATGTCAAGCAGGTCGGATTCAAGGACCTGAATTTGCAGAGGAACGTCGAGGCCATCCTTCGCCCTGCGCAGACGTCGGCGCGCCAGCACCTCGCCGCCCTCGATCACCTCGCGGCAGGCCAGCGCCTGCAACCCATAGAAATCTAGCTGGCCATCGGCGTCACATACGCTCGCCCAACGGTCGAATACAGCCTTGATCTTGGCGTCCTTCTTGCGGTCCCCGGTCGCCGGGCGCGGCATGATGCCTTCGCCGATGATGTTGACGACGAGCGAAGAAACCGCCTTTGCGGCATAGGGGTTATTCCGAACGAGATCGCGCGATCGGTCGCGCAGCCTCGACGCCGCCCCAAAGATTTCGGAATCCGCTGACGATGATCCGACAAACCATCCCTCAGTCAGGCGCCCCGACGATGCGCCATCATATGCACGCTTCATCGTTTCCAATGCCGCGCGCGCCTTGAGGCGGCGCACACCGGAGCGCGGAGAAACCGCGCCGATCGCCCGATCGAGCCAATTCGCGCGCATGATCGTTTTCGTCACCGATTGCCCCGCGAGAACGAGGCAAACCCGGCGATCGGCCTTTTGATCCCGGATCCCTGCGCTTGCTGGCGCTTCAGCCAGGCCAGACGCTGCATCATATTTTCAAAGCTGTCGTATTCGACTGACTTATCGCCATAGGAAACCCGCGTTGTCCCAGACGCGATAGCCTCCTCGATAGCCGCGATCTGCGCCGTGTAATCGGTCATAGCCAATTCCTTCGGCTGCCAAGCCAATTCGGTTTTCGTTTCGTCGGCGCCACAGTCACCGGCGTGATCGGCAATGCGCGAACCGGCGCAGAAATCTCACCGCCGCGATTTTCTTCGTCGGCGCCATCCGTTACATCAGCTATCTGAGCAGCCTGAAATTTCCTGCCGTCCAACCGGACGGGGAGCGCCTTCAACGCGGCCAGCGCATAAACGAATGTGTCCAGCGCTTCATTGCGCCGTCCCTTTGGGCAATCCCAAACGCGATATGGGCGCCCTTGCCGGTAACGGGTCAGCACGCGCTCGACCGTCAACTGTGCGAAATAATCGTCGCCAAAGCCGTCATCAGCGGGGAAATGGACATAGCCAGGCCCCGGCTTTTGAATTCTCAAGCGGCCGTAAATCGCATCTTTCGCCGTGTCGACGCCGATGGCGAAGACAGCCTCATTCGACCTCGACCGGCTGGCGCGCTTGGGCCATATCGGCTTTGGCCCTTGAACGCCCTTGATGGCGAAAACTCTTCGCATCCGCCGCGATCGGCAGAACGAATAGACCATGGCGCCATGGTGGCCGCCGGTATCGATGCAAACCGACTTGATCTTGAATTGCTGGCCGCTCTCAGCTCGCAATGTCTCTGTCAAGATGGCGTCGAGTTCACCCCAGACTTTTCCCTGCGCCGGGTCGCCGTGCAAAACCTCATAGAGGCATGGCCACGATTCCTCGCCGGCGCCCCATCCGATGATCTGCACTTCAAGGCGATCATCTTGCACGTCGACGCCGGCCGTCACTGCGACAACGTCATCGGGCAGCGTCAATGCGTCATAAGCCTCGGCGCGGTTGCTCAACAGATTGGTGTCGACGCGTTCCGCCGGCTCTTCCCATGTCTCGCCAAGAACGAGATTGACGAAGGTCTGCAACAGCGAGGGGTCTTTATGGACCCGCAAAAATTCCTCGACTAGATAGCGCCAGGCCGCATTCGGAAATAGGCTATAGGCCGCCCAGATGTGAAACCCGGCGTGGCCATGCGACGAGGCCCCCGCAATCCACCGCCCGCCGTCCACCATACTCGGCTTGTCGTGCTCCTCGATGACGCAGCCCTTCGCCTCGCAGACGAAATGCGCCGTTTCGGGATAATGCTTAACTACCTTGCCAGCCTCGTCCTGATCCTTTTTCCAATGCAGGTTTTGCCATTTCAGCACCTGCTCATGGCCGCATTGCGGGCACGCGACATGAAAGCGCCTTTGATCGCTTTCGAGCCAGGCCTTTTCAATCCGGCTCCTGCCCTTGATCGTCGGGGTTGAGCCCAAGATGATCTTCCTGTTCCAGAAAGATTCTGTCCGCTTGGTTCCGAGCGCGATCTGATCGCCCTCCGATCCGGCACCGTCCGGCGGATAGCCGTCAACCTCGTCAAAGGCGACAATGCGCGCCGTGATGCGCCGGAACCCGCCAGGCGAATTCGCGCCGACAAAAGAAACCGAAGACCCGTTTCTGAACACGCGCTTCAGAATGCGCTGGTTCGAATCCTTGGCCTTCAAGTCTCCCGAAATCTCTGCCAAAACAGGGGTATCGCGCAGCATCGGCGCGATTTCCGTTCGCGAATAGTCCTCAGCATCCTCGACGCGAGGCTGCACGATCAAGACCGGGCTAGGATCTTGGTGGATAAAATATCCGACCACATGATCCAACAGCTTCGTATAGCCGACGCGGGCCGACTTGATCACCGTGACCTGACGAACGCTTGGATCAGTCACCGCGTCCATCATACCGGTCTGATACCCGAACGATCGAAACTTTCCGGCCTCCGCGCTCGTTTCAGGAGACAGATAGGCGTAATTCTCGGCCCATTCGCTCAGCGACAATTTTGGCGGCGGCTTCAGCGCCTCGGCGCGCGCCAACGCCAGTGATATGTCGAGATTACTGGCGCCGGGCCGGTAGCGCTCCTGACACGATCTGATCTGCGTCACACGCCAATTCCCTGAGCGCCTGCGATATCTCGGCCTCCAAAAGCGCCTTCACTTCTTCCGCAGATTTGATCACCGCCACTCTTGGGGCGACCCGTGCCGGAATGCTCAACAGCCGGTTGCGGACAAGCGCATATTCCGATGCGACCTTGCGCGCCACATCAGCGACGGCAACGACGGAACCGCTATCGCGGTCGTATTCAAGTTCCCGCAACAAGGCGAGATAGTTCTCTTTTTTTTGTTCCGCCTCGGCTTTCGTCAGCAGCGTGAAGCCGCCGCCCGAAATAATCCGCTCAGCGATTTGTTCTGGCGCCTCACCCGAACGAGGCGCGGACAATTTTGCTACGGGCGCCGTCCGCGCCTTGTCCGCAGTATCCGCATTCGACTTACGCCAGGCCGTTCCGATCAAGTCAGAACTGATTTTCCCATTCGGTAGCTGCGCAAGATGGCCGCTCTTAATCTTGCGCCGGACCAATTTGTCATCGCATCCATCGCGCTTGGCGAATTCTCGAATGCTCAATTCCTCAGTCAAGCGCGGACATCCTTTGAATATTCGCACCTACAGATAGATCGAGCTCGCGCGTTACCCCCATGGTGGGGGTGGTCAGGAGGACCCGGGGTAACTTTTGGTGCAAAAATGTCACACCTAGCGCCTGCCGGGCCGCTTGGGTCACTTCCGCCTTGGCGCCATCGCCCGCGCCATCGCGACAGGGAACGCCCGGCGCAGCCCCTCGGCCATTTTGATCTGAAAGACGTCGATCATCGGGACGTCCTTCTTGATCGTCGCACGCGCCACCAGTTTGTACATCAATTGCAGCTTCGAGTTCTTGCCCCGCCCCACGGCCTGGAAGATGAGCCCGCCCTTGACCACCTTTCTTGATAGGTTCGATGGCCTCTGGCTGCGCAGCACGCCGGAGCCGGTGCGCGTCACGCGTTTTGATGGAATGGCGAGCTTTCCTTTACCCTGCTTCACGCCGCCCTTGGCATGAAGGGCGAGGTGGCCACGGCCCAGACTGTCATAGATCGAGACGGAAAGGTTGCGCTTCGATGCGAACTCGGTCTGAAGCGCGACACGAATGAAGTTCGTCTTCCGAACCTGAACACCGCGTGGCCAAACGTCTTCAACGATCGTCTTGCGAGTTTCTTTCGCGGCTTCGTTCATCGCGACGGAAAGAGCGAACGGCAATTGATTGAGTTGGCCATTAATCTCGTTCGACCGCTTGATGAACGAATCGAGATCAATCTGAAGGTCGATCATTTTCCGCGGCTATCAATTTAAACTATGAAAAGCGATCAGATGGCCAAGTCTCGCTACGCTGCAAGTCGCGAAACGAGATATTGTTCTAGCGCCTCTAGGAGCGCGCCGACGCTAAACTCAATATGCGGGGTTAAAGGCCACGCCAATCCGATATGAAGCGACCATTCCCCACAAACGGGCCGTAAGGCACAAATCTTGAGATCCCGGTTCGCGCGGGCCAGATCGAACAAAATTTCCATGAATTTTTCCGATAAGAGCCCGGGGATATTCGACGGCTCAATGCCTAGCGAAGTGAGTTGGATCGCCACGCAGAATTTGAATGCATCCTTCAGTGAATATTTCCGCTTAACACCTTTCCCAATGTGCTCAAATAACCCCACGCGCTGTAGGTGCCTTATGCGGCCATCGAATTGGCCTTTTTGTTCAGCCCCGATTTCGAAATATTTAGCGAGCGCAAAATAAACAATGGAGTATTCAAAGCGCGTTATCATAGGTGATGAGCCTGATTCATTAGTCAGGGGTCACGATACCACCGGAACCGGGTGATCCGCCACAACCTGGTTGAGCGCATCGGTCGCGGCCTGGACCTGCTGAGTGAGGCTCACGAGCGCGGCGGGGTCGACCGCAACGGCGGCATGGCCGGCAATGGCCTGGATAGCAGAGTCCTTCGCGGCGGACAGATTGGCGACGGCCTGAACGAGAGCATCGAGCTGGGGAGACGACATTTCGTGTGATCCTTCGATGTAGTTGAGCAATTCCAATTCAAGCCGAACACGGCGGCGAATGAAGGCGAGCGCTGTTTTCATTTCCCAGCGCGGCTGAAGCAAATCGCCATTCCAGCGTAAAAACTCGCCCAGATCATTTCGATGTACGCGGCTTGCAAGGCGAGGATCGGCGCATGGCTGAAAATCTCGGCCTGCTTGCGGCGGTGGCGGGTGTCCCGCGCTTCTGCAATGCTGACCAGATCGCCCATAGGTCTAATCCTCATACACAATACGGATAGGAGGACGACGGGGAGCCAGCTGGCCCCTAGCGGCCTCGGCGACAAACCGGGAGTTGGCCGCGCTCTTTTCAGCGTGCAATGCGGCCTCAAGCGACGCAATCGCC